ACCTGTACTTCAAAAGTTGCCATTACGCACTCGCTACAAAAACTTCAACACTACATGCGGCTGTATCTGCATCCGCTGTAATATCAACTAGGTCTTCAAAACTAACAGTTAATGCACTTGCAGATGCATCCATAGTGTCAACTACACCACCGCTATTATCACCGGGATATATAAAAGAATGTCCAGCATCTACCTTCATAGCAAATTCTGCGTTACCTTCGCTTTTAAAAACCAATATGATATGATTTGTACTATCTAAATTTGTTATTCTTATATATCGGACATCATCTTCATCAAATAAACCAGCTAAATAGCTTTTAGATAAATCTGTTGATGATGAAGTCGCAAACCCTAAAAGACCTGTCTCTGTGGTAGACACAGAAACAATTCTCTTAACAATGCTTGCAATACTTGAAATCTCCAATATACGCTTAGAGCCATAGTCTTGATTATCGAGTATAATATCTTCTTGTATCTTTACTTTTAATGTAGCCATTAGGCGTATCCCAATTTTTTATTTCTTTGTTTTATATCTTCTTCAACAGTTGTTGCTGAAAACTCGATATCAGTCCTCTTACCAATCTCACTCAACATGTACAGATTGGTTGTAAACTTCGGTTTGGAAGTTTTGTTACCACATTTCTTGCAGTAAAACCAACCATCAGGGTTGGGAGTTTCGCAATGCATACAACTTTTCATAATTTTTCAAGGGTTTCGGGAGCCGCCTTTTTTTGACAGCTCCCACAGTACCCAAATACTGTTAATCCTTATTTATTCGGATTAAAGAACAGTGTAGTAAACTGCTAAGTTCCATCTACCAGAATCAAAGTTAGTTGCATGATTTATAGTTGTAGTTGTACAAGCATATAAATATTTAGTAGCAACTGGAAGTATGATATTTGGAGCTGACCAAGCAATCGTAGCTGAATTATAATTCAAGTCATCAGCTTCTGTAGCGGTTGTAGCCAAAGCATATCCTTCAGGGGATAATTGTGTAGCACCTGCGCCAAACAATTCAACTGCACCAGTAGGAGCCGCATTCACAGCCTCATTAGCTGTAGTACCGGCTGTAATATGACCAACCATTGTAGTACCAGTAACCACTGATGTGCATACCATTACTTTATCAATTAGTATCTTTACCGGGTCATGCATACCTTCTGGAACAGTAACATCAAATGCTCCACAATATTGTATGATATCACCAGCACCATATGCTGTAGATGCAGAATCTAACCTAGATTCCTTGCAATCACCAGCAAAGGTTAATACCTTACTAACTCCGCCAACTTCACTAAACCCATCAGATGAAATATTTGATGAGCTATTTACGTTTAGATAATCACTTCTCATTTTAGACTCCTTCTAAGTTAATAAGTGCATGAGTTTCAGGAAGAGTAACTTCAAGACCTGCTTCTGTAAGAATCATGTCTTTACGCAAATCTTCATCCGCTTGTTGCACATTAGTAGTAATAGAAGTATCACGATTCACACCATTACCAACAAGTGGTCGATATGAAACGTGGTCGAGGTCAACTAAAGCCAAAAAGCCAGCAGAGAACCCTCTAAATAAAGGTTCTTTAACTAAGGATAAGTCTCCATGAATAGTTTCAACCTTCATCACTTTATGCCCAAAAGCACCCTGACTTTGATTAAAATTATATCTTAATGGATTATCTTCAGTTCCTCCAGTTGACACAGCAACAAAACCTGCGCCATTACCTAACTTGTTAAAGAAAGATATTACTGGTAATGATGCTAGTCCTAATTTAGAAGAAGAACCACCCCTTGCAGGGTCGTACATTACTTCAAAATCAGTAAGCAAGTCATCATATGTCCACTGAGCGGCTGTGTTAGACTTGTAATAAGATTTATCTTCAGTATATGACATTTGACCGCCACTAGTTTCTGCTGTTGAATTTCTTATTATTTGACCAACTACACCATCAGTATATTGAATACTGCTCTGAGTAGCCTGTTGTCCAAAAAGCATAGCCCTTTCGATATCAACTTTATGTTCACGAAGCTTCAGGTTCCAAAGACGTTTCCATTCATCAGCATAACCACGATAAACTGTAGCACGTGCTGTGTTTGACATTTCACAAGCGGTTTTAAAGATTTGAGTATATCCAAATCCATTTTCCATTTCTTGTGACCATACGTCTGGAGCACCTGAGCCTTCTTGAAAGGAAGTTCCAATCACTGTGCATTGAGCATTATCAGTAATAGTCATTGCCGCACCGCCCACTGTCGAAACAGATATGACGTTACAGGTTGACTGAGTTGTATCAGTAGTATGGTCTACACTATTGATTCTAACATTACCAAATGATGGAGTTGTTCCAGCACCCGATGCATTTAAAGACACAGCAATAACCATCCCCGGCACTAACCATTTAACGGCGGCTCCACCAGTTGTATCAAAAACCATATTCATAGAGCTATCTTCAGCAACAAGTGTTTGAGCACCTTTTGCTAAAAAACTTCTATCTGCTATGGATATTTTCGTTCTGTCTTCTAAAAACCGGAATTGTGAATCCGTCGTTGGAACTTTTCCAACTTTTGACAAGTATACAAAAAATGGAGACTCTTCTGGTGCTAATTCAGCAATTCTATCACTAAAGTCATATAACCTACGTGATGGAATCGTATTGTCGATAATTGCACCCGGAGTACCAAATTTTACTTGTCCACTATTATAAGTAGCCATTTATTTTTCTCCTAAGTTTATTTATAACACTTTACTGCGTGCTCCGGCACTCATGATAGAATCCCACATTTTATCAGCATCATTTTTTGTTTTAGCTGGTTGTCCTTGCAGAACTCCGGCAGAGCGAGGAGCGTCTTGTGCGGCTCTCACCGCATCTACGGTATCAGTATTTGTTTGACCAACCCCACTGACATCACGATACAATTTCACAAGATTATTAATTCCAACGGCTTCCTTAGGCTGTGTGGTAAACTCCAGAAATCCCTTAATCTCAGAATCTGACATTTTATAGTTATTTCTTAGTTCGTTCACGGTATTATTCAAATGCATTTCTGTCTGCATCTGAGCCTGTTGTTTAGCCGCTTGTTTTGACACTCTTTCATTAACCATGCTTTCTATTTTATTTTTAACATGTTGACTGGAAGCAGAGCCATCTTCTGTAAATGCATCCCAAGGGTTGAACTCGTCTTTGCCTATACCGGGAGCTGATTCCTGTGCACTTTGTGGATTAGATATGCCATCTTGCAATGTCTTTACCAAATCAGGTCTCGACTCCAGAAGATTTACCAAAGGTTCATACTTTTTCAAGTCTTGTAATTCCGCTTGTGAGCGGTCATACATTGACTGAAATTTACGAACCTCTGCCTCATCTACTAAAGCCGGAGCTTCTTCGGGGACATTTGCAACCTGTTCTCCAGATTGCCCTGCAATGACTTCATCCACCAATGAACTTTCATCTCCATACGCTGTAGCTTCGACATTCGCCTCAATTTGTTGTTCTAACGATTCCATGTTTTACTCCTTTAAGATGTCTCTAGGCTTTTAGAGTAGAACCAGTTGCCTTATCAGCCTCACGGTTGATTCGGTTCGCTAATTTCTCTACCTCGAGCTTCACCTCTGTTTCAAGTTTATTACGTTGTACTCTTCTATCCGCTTTAGAATCGGAATTAACTCCGGAAAGTCGTGATTTGAATTTCTCAACTTCCACTCGTTTCCTATCCTGTACGGATTCTCTTTGGGCTGTTTGCAAGTCTCCCTGCAAATTCTTTAACTGACCTTCAAGGGCTTGTATCTGTGACATCATTTGTTGTTTCTCGTCTGTACGTCGCATAATACCCTCTTTGTCAAAAATCTCTGGGTTCTTTTTCAGAACCTCATACCTGTCTACAATACCTAACTGAAATGCTTCTAAATAGACATTAAGTTCTGCCCATTTATTAGTTGGCATAGAAGAACCCGGTTCAATTCTTATATCATGTTGTTCAATGTTATACTTCTCTTTCTTAATATCAACTACAGAACCAGATACATCTGTATAAAAATTCACCATAACATCAGTTTGGTCGTTATTTGGCTGTGCCAATCTAAACATTTTCTTATAACTATAGTGACCTTTAGATAAATTATAAATTACTTTTCCAAGCCTGTTTATAGAAAATTCTATATCCCTAAGCTTTGATTTGGGTCTTTGACTGCCTAAAGCTATCATTTGCTCAGTTCCCCTAACTGTATCGGGAGCTTTATCAGCAAATCCATGCATCATCTCAGGCAAGCCGAATATAAAATCAATGTAAAATTCACATTGTTGTATGAGTTTGTAAAATTCACCAGCAAGTGGTGAAGGTTGTGGATAATGTGGCTCGCCTTGAGATGAATCTATTTCAATAACAGCATTTGGGTTAGCCCAATCTTGTTCCAACTGAGCTATGTCATCAACACTCCCAAGTGGAACTAATAATTTTAAACCAGCAGATGCTTGAGCATGAGACAAAGCAAGAGACCATAATTTATTAAGGAGTCTCTGCATAGGTCTTGCTCTTGATACATCAGACTTAGGATAAGGTGTCCCTGTCCATACATTTGGAAGTGGAACTATAGGATATATATTTGAATTAAGGATATCTTCATATAAAACTATCTCACCTATTGATGCACACACCTTTACTCTAGTTTGAAAGACTTGAGCAATTTCAAAATATCCAGATTCTAATACATCCTTATTTTCTTCAGAGAATTGTACAAACTCTTCTTCAGACAATACTAATTCTTCTCCATCTTGGATATTTACAACATGATAAAAAGGAACTTTTACTTTATAAAATCTTTCAAGTATCTGATACTTTTTAACCTGCATAAAGTCTTTATCTTTAACTTCAGCAGGGGTAAACACAGTCATTGAGTTTTTATTTTGTGCAGAAGGATAATCTTCACCGTTGTATTCTGCATACTCAGAGATACTGCGAAGTATACCATCGGACTGTTCGCCAGTTTCGGGGTCTACTACATCATCTAATTCCGGGTAAAGGTTAATGACTTGCTCACCAGTAAGGACTGTAGATATAATAATGCCATCAGAATCATCATACCAACGATTACGTGAAGAAGGAGATACGTAAACCCTAAAGGGGTCAAGATAGGTGAACTTGACATCACCTTTCCCGAAATCTGATTCTCTATCAACATAAGCATACAAATAACCAAGACCTGTCGTTGCATAATCGTGAATAGCCTGTTTCATCTGGGAATCGCCATCTGAAATTTGCCAGATATAACTAACAATAGTTCTCCAGACACTCGCTACCTTTACATCAGAGTCTTCTCTTGGTGTAATTGTAAATGCCGGAGGTCTTGATGTAAGTACCGCTTTAAATTTTTCAACTGCCGAAGAAACCCTGTCCATAGGAACATCAGCTTGGTTTCTGGCTTGTAGTTCGTCTGATTCATCAGCGGTAAAATGGTTACCAAGATAAAAATCAATATCTTTTCTAGCCTCAGTATCCCAATCCTGACGAGCATCACTCCAATTCCTAAAGAGCTCTTGATTCTGTTCTGCTCTAATATCTTTGTCCATTTTAGACATATTTATCTTTGTAAATATCCTTCTCTAGCAACCGGGAACTCTATGTTATCTTCGTATAGATTGCCTTTAAAATTTCTTTTACCCTGCCAAGGTGGCAATATGCTTTTTCCATCAGATTCAATCATTTCAGCATCATAAGTCTGGGACTCTTTAGCTTTTTTTAGAATCTCTTGGATTTGAAGCATTTTTATCATTCTTTCAAACTCAGCGGCTTGTTCCGGAGATTGAAAAGGTGTCGTTGCTGTTTTATCTTGTGGAGATACTTTATCTCCCATAAAAGGACTCATTAATGTCCCCGGAGGATATTTTCTTCCAGCTTCTCCTACTCCTCCACCTTCTTGAAAACCTTTTGTACTATTATCTAATCCATAGAGATTATTAGCATATAATTCATTGATTCTTTGTCCAAGTATCGTTTCACCCAAATCGTATTTATAATCACTAATTGACTTTTTCTTCCCACGCTGTTTTAACAAAGATTGTTCACCAAAAATATCTCCAATGTCAATGCCTTCTTTCTTACCGGAATAAGACGGTATTGCATCTTCCGCTGATTGTACTAATTTCTGCAAATTCATGAACCTTAGTTCTTGTTCAACAAGTGGCTTATAATAATCATCATCAAGGAGTCCTCCCAACATATCTTGTCTACCTGCTAAAATCATATCAGATATATATTTATGAATTGGGTCTTGATACCTTCCCGGCTTCTCCCTAGTTGCATATTCTCCCATTCCATATTCTTCCCAAGAAGGATTTTTTAAATTCGATTTGAATTTCTCTTCCCATTCACCTTCTGGATACCCTTCCACATCTCCACCATTTTCATAAAAACCGGGTAACACCTTACGAAAAGCACTTCCTAAAGTCCTATTATATCCCCGAGTTAAAGGTAATTCTGGGCTAATTTCTTGAGCCTCGTAATCACCTTTTGCCCTAGTCGTACCTTCAGGAGCAGATTTAAACATATCAGGATTCTCTGAAAAAAATCTTCTAATTGCCGGCGTTAAGTCTTTTATTGCTGAACTAACATCTTCTTTTTC